ATAAAGCTTTGTCACAACAACCAGCATTGAAGGAGGTGTAACATGTCATTCATGTCACAAAGACACTTTGAATATCTTGCAGATAACATAGCCCCGCTGCTTAACTGGCCGCCACAAATTGTGGAAATGGCTGAGCAGCTGGCTTCAACAAATCCACGGTTCAATAAAGAAAAGTTTATTGAACGAGCAACCAAAGCTTGGGAACAAGCGCATCCTATTGTGGAGCTGGAAGATGAAATTCCCTACTAGCATGACAGCACACAAACAATATGATTCATATTGGGAGTGTGACCTGTGCAAGATACAAATCCACGATAATGAAATGCTTCAGCCAGAAGAACACGGCGAAACATATTGTCCAAAATGTATGGGCACATCATTCACTGAAATGAAAAAACATACAGTTTTCATTGAAGTCTATGCTGCAAATGGAGTCGATGCTGTTGAGACAGCATATGACATGCAAGATGAATGGGACACTGTAGATTATACAATTAGATTGGAGGCTTCAAACAATGATGGGTGATTTATTTGATACGCCAGCATACAAGCTGGTTCGGCGCGGCGACCCCCAAACAAGTCGCGAAGCGGCGGAACAGCTTGATGTATCTAAAATGGAACGCAAAGTTCTTGCAGCTATTACAACATTTGGTGCAGCTGGTTGCATTTCAGATGAAGTATTAGAGTTGCTGCACAATGATAGATACAGCACTGTCACCGCACGATACAAACAGCTCAAAGAAAAAGGGTTGATTGTAACTGATGACCGAAAGCGCAAAGCAAATTCTGGTAGGCAACAGCTTGTGATGTGGGCAAAGGATTTTTATACGCCCGCACCAGAGTAAAAGAGCTTGACAGATACTGCACATTCGCATGAATATCGGAGCATGAAAAGCTACATGACAATACTTACCGAATCCTGTGAAGCCCATAACATCAGCCTAAAGCGAGCATTTATTTATGCTGGTGTTAGGGATTCCACATTCTATCGAGCTAAAAATGGCAGGGATTTGCGCTTTGATACTGCTGTAAAGGTAGCCAAGGCTATTGAAAAATTATCAGCACAACAGGGCTAATATTCCTGAGCCATACAGCGAAGTTATTGATGCTCTCATAGAGCAGCGTCATAAACTAAAGATGTCACAAGAAGAATTGGCGCATAAGATTGGATGCACCAAATCTTTAATTCACAAATGGGAGCAGTATAAAAGAATCCCAAGCGGATTCATGTTTGTATGCTGGTTGGATGCACTTGGCCTTACGATCAAAATCTACAAGAAAAAAGCTCAAAGACAAAACAGGCAAGCCTAATCAGTGTATGTCATGTGATGTTTGGACACCGTATTTTGTAGCTACATTAGCTACAGAAAAACCAGCTACATATCATATCATCTGCTTAGATTGTTATGAGAAAGGAGCAGACTATTGGCTAGCAAAAGTCGCAACAAAGGAAACTATCACGAACGATGGTTTGTCAGCTGGCTACAAAAAATGGGCTTCACAGCAAAGAGGCAGCCGTTATCAGGATCACTGGGAGGAGAATATTCAGGCGACATCATCTGGGAAGTCGGAGGAAACAGACTGGTAGTTGAAGTAAAATACCGGGACAAGTCTGGCTTTCCAAATCCATTCACCGTTTGCCGTGATGTTTTATTTTATAAACGCAAAACAGGCACGCCAAAGACTCTTGTAATCTTTGACGGTGATGTGTTTGAATCAATGATTGCACCGCTATTGGAGGAGAAGAACAATGGCATTCATACTAATGGCAAAGGCGATACAAGCTGAGATACCAGACTGCCATGCAAAATGGCTGATGGTTATACTTGCCGACCATGCAAATGAAGACACGCATCAGTGCTGGCCTAGCCTAGACCGGCTAGCCAAACGCTCATGTATGGACAAGTCCACAGTCACACGCAAACTAAAATGGCTGGAAGCAAATGGCTGGCTCACCAGAGAGCGAGGCAACAACAGACGCTCAACACTCTACACAATATTTCCGTTGGTTGCAGAGAGCAACTCTACTGTTGCACAGTGCAACAGCACTGGTGCAGAGAGCAACACTAAACTATCAGTAACCAGTCAAGAAAATAAAATAAAGCGCAAGCGACAAATTCCAGATGACTGGTTCCCCGATTCCAATCTTTGCAACAGCATCAATTCCATCATGAAGGAGGAGATTGACCATGACTTTGAAGCAAATCAATTTAGAGACTTCCATCAATCTAAAGGCAACAGCTTTGCAGACATCAGCAAAGCCTACCGAAACTGGATCAGAAATACAGTTAAGTGGCGAAAGGAAAGAGCTGGCACTGGCTCGTCTGATGGAGGTGGAAAATCCAGCAGAGGTAGACACCAGTCTTCTTACTTCTCTGGAGTCATTGACGAAATTTCCGGTTAAAGAAATCAGCCGCACAAAATACACCAGTCACGGTGCAGATGTCATCTTGCAGCGTTACGAGATTGAGACTGACTCTATGGAAGTAGTCCAGCAGTGCATACGCCAAGTTCAGTATGCAATGATACCAATGCCACAAGAGCAAATCATTGAACGCCTCGCCGTGCTGGCTGCGATGCTGGTGAAGCCAGCAGGCGAGTCGTCAAAAGATGCAGGCATAAGAATCAAAGCGATAGCTATGGAGCTGAAAAATTATCCAGCTGATATTGTCATTGCTGCAATCAGAGACATCAAGAACACAAACAAGTTCTGGCCCGCATACTCTGAGTTTCATGAGCATATTGCTTGGCGCATGAAACGCAGAGACAAGCTTATGGAATGTTTGCAAAAGAAAAGGGTTGAGATTGCTGCACAGATGCAGTAGTGTAAAGGAGAGAAGAAGGAGTTACTTATGAATAGGATTGGTTTTATTGGCGGCAGTGATATGCGCCGCATTATGAATGGCGATTGGATTTCCTTGTGGAAGGAAAAGACAAAGCGCAAAGAGCCAGATGATTTATCTGATGTCCTGCCAGTTCAGCTTGGCATTTACACAGAGCAGTTCAACATCGATTGGTTTGCAAAGGACTTGCAAATATCCATACCAAAAGAAAACTTGCAGTGTGAATTTACTTTGAATTGGGAAGGAGTTCCCCTGAAAGGCACTGTTGATGCAAAGCTAAGAGATTACGAAATCTTAGAATGCAAACATACCTATGATGCAAACACAATGGAAAACTGCATCAAGATGTATATGCCGCAGATACAGTTCTATCTGTGGGTATCTAATGCAAAGGGATGCTATCTGTCAGTCTTGTTTGGCAACAGAAAATGGGACTGTGTGTTTATTCAACGGGACTTTGATTACATAGAAAAGATGAAAGTCTATGTAAAAGAATTCTGGCAGCTGGTCAGGGATGATGAAATCCCTTTCGGTGATGATGAAGTATCGCCAGTCTCAATAGATAAAATCAAAGTCAATGGTATGGTCAGGCGTGATGCTTCTTCAGACAATGAATTTATATCACGCTGTCATGACTACATTGAGAAGCAAGAATCTGCCGCATCATTCGAGTCAGCCAAATCAGACTTGAAAGCAATGGTCGGCGATAATGAGCGAGAAGTATATTGCGACTTGCTCACAATCAAACGCGACAAACGAGGTGCGTTGCGTATTACAATCAAGGAAGAAGGAGCTACAGTATGACTACTAAAAATTTAGCAGCAGCTTTAATCAAGTTTCATGACACTGGTGCAGCTGCTAAAAAGTCAAACAACAACCCGTATTTCAAATCAAAGTATGCCAGTCTGGAAGAAGTAATTGAGACTGTGCGTGCTGAGGCTGGTAAGTGCGGTCTTACATTTACACAGTTGGTTGACTTTGACGAACATCAAATATTTGTCACCACAATACTGATGCACGAATCAGGAGAATGCCTGACCAGCCGCACGCCAGTATTAACTAAAGACAATTCTGATCCTCAGAAAATGGGCAGCGGAATTACATATGCTAAACGCTATGGCTTGCAATCTGCGTTTGGTCTGCCCTCAGAGGATGACGATGGCAATGCAGCTAGTCTGTCATCGCCCAAAGTTCAGAAAGCCAAAACTAAAAATACTATCGAGCTTGACAAAAGCGGACGCATCCCACCAGAGGAGGAATGGTAATGTTTGCAAGAACAAAACAACTTGAAGAAAAGATTGACAATCTTGAACGCAAGATAGAGCGATTGCTCTGGGTCAACCAAGACATACTTGGCGTTGTAGTTAAAAAACAAGACAAGCCTACACCTGAGTATAAGCCAAAAATTATGCAGCCAGAAAAGCCAAAGAAAATTCCAACCGGCAGAAGGCAGTATATTGAAAAGCTTCCATTAACTGTAAAAGAATTACAGCTAATGGATTACATCAGGTATCAGGCAAAGACGCTAGAACAAATCTGCAAAAAGTTTAAGCTGCCTGAGACAACAGCTAAAACATACATCCGAAACCTTAGATATAAAGGTGTGGATGTAAAAACAATTCGCAAAGGCGGAAGGTTTGTTCATTACAGAATTAGAAAGGAACAAGTGTAATGGCTGAATATGACAATGATAATACCGGGGTAGTCTTCCCGCCGTTCCCAGAGCAAAGGTTTATTTTGCAGGGCAATCTAAATATTGAAGGCACAGACCACAGGGTTGCCCTTGTAAAATCAAAAACCAAGACCGGCAAAGAGCCTGTAGAAATATATGTAAAGGTTGGTGCTGTCTTTCCTGTCTCTGAAGACAAGAAAAAAAGCGACAAATCACCAGACTATTACGGCTCATTGGAAGGATTGTTCCCAGAATTCTTCAAGATTTCTGGATGGAGAAAGACAAAAGAGCAGGAAGGGCAAGCCGCCCTGCCTTATATGTCACTGTCCATCAGGGTCGATGAAGACGAGAAGAACGAACAACAAGGAAACCAGCCTCAAAACACACAGGAATTTGCCAGCTCAGAAATAGATGACGAAATTCCTTTCTAAGAAACGGCATCTATGATACAACATAATCAGTCATTGATTCCTTCTTCTCCGATGACTGTTTGTTGTTGAAAGCAAAGGCGAGCTTCCCCAATGGCTCGCCTTTGTTTATTCTTCTGCGACAGCACGCATGCGCTTTTCCAAACGCCTAGCACGATTCGGCACTTGCTGATACCATTTAGAATCTACCATTTCATCAGCAGCGCGATTCCAATCTGCTTCTTCAACAGCAGCTTTCATACCTTTGAATTTAGACAAACGCGGATAGCCTAAATTAAAACACATGTTTGCAACTATTCTTTGAACCTCCTCAGGAAGCTCTGAGAAGCCGCTGTAGAGGCGAAAGCAATCTTCCAGTGTTACAGCTATGTCTCGGTTAAACACCGCCTGGACACGCTCCTGAGTGACTGTAGTGCCTACTTCCTGTCCATACTCAGGGTCATCCTCTGTAATTAGATGCCCAATACCAAATGTTGGCAAGCCAAGATGGTCTAAATAAATTTCATATTTACAACCCTCATCCTCAGCCAGCTCTTGCCTAAGCAAATCTTTGTTCATAATATTATCCTCTGTTATTTATCGGGAGAAACACGATGTTTGAAGATGATCCAAATGCCCAATCATACGACACAAATGGCAAAGCTTTCTTTCAAGAAACGCAGATACCTATAGGCAATGAAACATTTTTAACTGAAGAATACAGGTTTTGCGGCGGCTTTTCGCGCAGAGCTGTTGAGCAAAGAGAAGAAAAAAAGAAACGCCCTAAGCCGTATATGCCTGTTCTTACAGCTATTTAGTAATGCCTTTCATCTTTTCAAAGCTACGCATACCGCCAAGGCCAAGCATGCCAAGCAGCACGGTCATCAGCGTATCCATATCAAATGCAGGATATTGCACAGTCTCATAGCCAAGATATGCGGTCACAACATCTGCTGTTGGAAACAAAAGAAAATGTGCAAACAAAGCAAGGCCGCAAGTCCAACCAACAAATGGCCGCCAGCCAGCAATAAATATATTACGGCTTTGAGCCTCTGCCTTGTTTATTTCTAGCTGCCCCTTTGCCAACTCCTGAGCGTGTCTCTCCGCCATCGTTGCCAAGTCGTGAGCCAGTTTCGCCTTCTGGTCTTTGTCCTCTATGAACTTGTCCAGAAGCCCCGTCACCGGGCCTATCAAAGCTTGTATCATTCTCTATTCTCCCTCGCAGCTCAGCTATTCTTATTCTTAGGCCGAGAGTCTTTGCCTCCAGATGTTCCGTTAGCTCCTGCTCCGTCATTGCCTGACCCTTTGCTGTTAACATAAAGCCCAAACCAAGCTGCCCCGGCTCCTACAATTACAGATACAAATCCTGCTTGTGCATTATTCGGTTCTGCCAAATCCATAAACCACTGACAGGTTTGATAAAACACTATCATGTAGCTCAGAATAAGCAAGCGTGGCACGATACGCCAAGCGTCTAATCTTGCTGGTGTCATCACTATCTCCTATTTTGAACATACAGCCAGATAACAAAAAATATCATGCCCAGCGTCAATATCGCTAGACCAATGATAGCCACAATCTCTATAAACTTTTTCCTGCGTTCACGCTGCCGATAGATAGTCTCTTGGCGTTCCTTGCGTATCTTTACTTCCATACGCACAAGTTCTTCCCAAGTGCCAGCTTTACAGGTGTATTGAATAAGCTGGCGTAACTGGTCACGCTGCTCATTCACCTTCTTCTTGTTCATCACAATCTCTAGAGCTTCCTGCTCTACAGACTTGCCAGCAAATAGCTTCTTAAATATGGGTGGATTCTTGGCTTCCTTCTCTGCCTGTTCCAAGTCAGACAAAGCCCCCATCCAGCGTGACAGGTCTCCTACCATAGACTCTATGTCACGGCCTATCTGGAAACCTTTTTTGAGGGCTGAGAAAGCTGTTGATGCAGCAGCAATAGCAGTCATCGGATCGGGCATTAGTAAATCTCCACGCTGCCTTTCTCTACATGCTGCGGGACGCAGTAAGCTGTCACCCTGTCCTTCGGGTCAATGCCAGCTAAACTGCCGTAACTGCCAAATCTTTTTGCCACCTCTGATGCAAAATAATTACAGTCAATGATGCTTTCAAAATACATTGTGTTGCTGACTTGCCTACGGTCATCGCCAACTCCCAGATAGACCAGCAATAGAAACACATGAATCATACAATGTTGACAAAAGCCTCTAAGAGCATAATGGCTACACCAGCAAATGTTCCAAACACCGCCATCTCAAGACGCTTGATGCGAGTAATAGTCTCACGCCATCTCTCAGCGCACACAGCCTCATGTGTGTCTATCTGGCCTTTAACTGATGTAACTGTTGGCTTGCTCATTTTTAGCTCCAGCTAGTTGGGACTTTGCCTACGATTGGCGGATTAACCAGAGCCGCAAGCTGCCCATCCAGCACCGCCTGAAGCTCTGCCTCTGTCTTGTCCAGACCAGCCAGCACCAGTGTCTTGCACCAGTCTTGGGTCAAATCATTAAAAGCTGTGAAGTCATCCGGGTTAGCATCGCCAGCCCCAGTCGTGCCATAAACTGAAACAGACAGAGGAACGCCCTCTGCATTGGTTTCTGTGTCGCTGACAGCAGTAAAACGCCAGTGAATCTGCTTGACTACATCGGTCAAGCCGCCCTCTGACGGGGCTGTGTCAAGTTGCGGGAAAGCCCAGTTGTATGTGTTAGCCATTTTATACTCCTATGAGGCCAGTGTTTTGATTACAACATTTTCAATGATTTCTTGGCCCATTGAATCCAATGCTGAATCTAGTTCAGTGTTAATTTCAGACTGTGTTTTGCTTGTGGTAGCCATACCCCAATCATAAAGCTGCTGTTTTGTAAGAGAATCAAACGAAACAAAATCAGCTGTCCCAACAGCGGGAGGGGTCAGTTCAATTCCCAAGACCCAATATGCGCTTTTGTAGCCGTTGTCAGCACCGTCAGCATCAATCACCAGAATCGTGTCGCTTGTTCCCTTGAATATAATACCATAACGCCAAATAACATTGCTGAAGCCATTTTTCTCTACATAAACCTCAATGTCACCAATGTCCCAAGAGTATGTGTTTGCCATTTTAAGCCCCGTTGTCTGCACCCAAAAAATCAAGCAAGGTAAGCGTCCCGCTTGTGGGTATGCTGCTGTTAATAGATGTTGTTGATGATGTTGTGCCGCTAAATGTCCAAGAGGCACTTGAGCTATTTGATTTTACTGTCACTGTTGAGCCAGACGAAATTGTCCTTGCCCCACCAGTTGAGCTAGATGAAAGTGTTACTGAATTGGCGTTGTTGTTTCTAAATGTGACAGTATAAACTGTTGATGCAACTCTTGTTTGAAAGTTCATATTATTTTGGCCAGCAAATAATCTTGCAGTCACAGCATTTTGAAAATGATACGCACTATTCCAAGTATTATAGGTATTACCGATTCCGTAAGGAATGCCGCCGCATCCACTTGAAAGAAAAACCTCGCAATTTCCCACATCGCCAACAGTTTTATATTGGCTAAAAGGTGAATTTATACTTATACATCCTGTGCCGCTACCGCCCCAAACAGTAATATCGTTATTTACTGTATATTGAGTGCCGCTTGAAACTGTGACTTGGATGCCGCTAGTGGTAGTGCTGCTGCTACCAGAACCGCTTATGTTTGTTGTGGTTGATTTTGATGAAGGAACAACCCCGCCATTACGCAAAAAATTACGCAACCCTTGTGTGCCAGATTCACCAAAATGGCTTACAACCTCGCTCATAGAGAGAGGATCGCCAGCACTAGCTGATGCTTGAAGCGTTCCCATTCTTCAATTCCTCTACTTCTGTTTTCAGTTCTTTAACGGCTTCAATCAGGTAGCCAATCAACTGATTGTAGGCCACTGTCATATACTCACCTTCATCAGCTACAGCCTCCGGCGCAACAGTTTGCACATTCTGGGCTATAACCCCAGAGGCTTCCTTGCCATCCAAGACATAGTGCATACCATTCATCTGGCACACTTTGTCCAGTGCGCCTTCAATCTTGCGGATGTTGCTCTTGAGGCGTTCATCAGATGTAGCGTTAAAGTCAACAGCACGAACATCGCCGTTCACTTCCAGCAAATCTGTTGTTGGCGTTTGGCCAATGCCCACCCTGCCACTGCTGTCAATGCGGAGGCGTTCCGCCAAATTTGCTCTGTCATAGAACCTGAAATCAGTTCCAGTGCCTTGCAAATACATACGCTGCGTAGAGCCGTTGCCAATCTCAACAGTGCCGCGAACATCTAATTCATTTTGGGGGGTGGATGTCCCAATGCCCACATTGCCGCTGCTGTCGATTCGCATTGCTTCTGAGCCACCAGTGTTGCTGGTGAGAAATCTATACGCCTTGTTCACACCACTGCTTCTTGAAGCATAAAAATTAACACTTGTGTCGCTATTTCCGATGTCAAACTCGTAGTCTGTTCCTGTTGCTGAGCCGTTGACATATAAATCACCGCCGATTGTTGCCGCGCCAGAC